AAATCCTAACTTTAGTGTTAAAAAGTATTTTATAAAAAGTTCAGATATTGAGTACTTGAAAGATACAGATGCAGCAATAATTTCAATTAGAGGTTTTCGAGCAACTAGAGATATAACTGACCATTTTGTTACAGATAATGATCTTGGACCCAATATGCAAAATTTTGTAACAGGAAATTGTCTATCTGTTATCTTAAAAAGAGAAGTTTTTGAAGAAACACCTTCGAATTTTAAAAAATGGAAAACAACAGGATGGACGCAATACACTAAAACACTCAACTACAATAAAACGGAACCTAGACCTTCAAAAGTAATAGAATTTACAACAACAACCTCAGTTGAGAGTGGTGATAGTGGCTCTTTAGTAATTCATGACAATAACCTGGTTCAGAGAAAATTTATTGGCCTTATATTTGCAGCAGGAGACCAAGTGTATGTTAATGTAATTACAAAGGAAGAAATAGACAGCGTCATCAAAAAATTCGATCCTACAAACAGAATAGTAGTAACAGTAACATCAGAGGAAATTTTACCAGAAAATCACGAATTATATAAAGTTTTTAAATATAAAGATCAATTATATAAGGGACCATATGGAAATGTAGGAATATCACAATCAGCAGGCTTCAGAAAGACACCAATTCACGGTGCTTTTGTTGATAGTAAAGAGCACGAAGTTTTTCCGGCTATTCAAAATTTAAATGATCCAAGATGGAAAGAAGGAACCAGACATCCTTTCTATGTATCCTTGAATAAAACAGCAGGAGAGAAGAATCCAACTTTTACTCTTAAAGAAGAAAAATTCATGAAAAATGCATTGGAACATATGTATAAAATACATACACCAGGAATTAATCAAATTAGATCATTTAATACAACAGAAGCCATAGTAGGAGTAAAGATGAGGGGCTCAACTTCTATGAACACAAAAACAACACCAGGCTTACCTTATTCACTAATGAGATCAAAAAAAGGTAAGACAGACTATATTCATTTTCATGAAACAACACAATCTTGGCAGATATCAGATTTTGTTTTTAATGAAGTAAAGTACTATGAATCACAATATATTTCAGGATTAGTACCTTTAAATTATAAGCATGAATTCTTAAAGAAAGAACTAGTACCTATTGCAAAAATTGAAGATCCAAAAACAAGAACAGTTGCAACAGGAAACATGTGCCATCAAATTATATATAACAAATTATTTAAGAATTTATATATTTTCTTTAAAAATTCATGGGAATATGGTCAACCAACACCGATCGCGCTAGGTCTAGATCCACCAAGACACTGGCATTTGATCACCGAACATTTAAAATACCTTGACTATGTCATGGATTTTGATGTTAAAGCATGGGAAGAAAAATTAAATTTAAGATTGATGACCATGAATGCAGAAGTAAAAACTAAGATATATGAAGATGCTTATAAATCTAGAGGAGAAAAAATAGATTTAAATTATAAGATGTTATCAACAGGATTAGTCGTAGATTATACTGATGCATACGTTTGTTTTAGGGATATAATGTATCGCAAAGCTTCAGGCCTTTTGAGTGGCCATCCTGGCACTCTAATGGAGAACTCTGAGATACATTATATGATCTTGAATTTGATTGCTTATCGCATATTGATGAAGTATCAACCCCAATGGGCTAATGTTCATTTTATTTATGATCATGTAAGATGTATTCTGGCTGCAGATGATGTACTGATAGCAGTATCACCTTTAGCTAGAAACTTTATTACATGTGAAAGAATTGTAGAAGAATACAACTTATTGGGTTTTGAGATAACATCAGCAGATAAAAAATCAGAAATCAAACCAAAAACAATCGAACAAGTTCAGTTTTTAAAAAATAGTTTTAATAACATTGAGGGTGTATATTATCCAAAACCCAATATGTCTATAATTATTCAATTATTTAGCTGGTATAGAGAGGACAGTGCTTTAAGTCCTCAAGAACAGATGCAAATCAACAGAGAAAATGCATTTGCACAACTATGGTGGAGGGGAAAAGAAGATTACGAAAGGATTCGAGCAGAATTTAATATTATTAATTTAGGACGTAATTATCAATGGTCACTTGATTATGAACAGATGGCCTCTTTGCTAGAACAACAGATTTTAGATAAAGAATTTATATCAAGGACCCCCAATAGCACAATGGATGATGGAGAAGAAATATTAGATGAGATTTTATTTAATTAAGATGGATTTTTACAAGTTTATACAGGAAATAATCTTAATTTTTAACCACAGAGTAATTTTAATTAAATTTTTTAGTTTATCTACTATCTTAATCACCAAAACAATTTACAAACAATCAATCGATTTTTTAACTTTTATTAAACTTTTATGTGACAGTAACAGTAACGTAACGTATTCAATAATCGATGTTTGTAATACTGTATATTTAAATTTCATATTATTATTACATTTAAAACAACAGAAAAATCATTATTATATATTAGTCAATGACTTTGTAAGCTTACCTTGTGAGCGAGTCGATATTAAGGGCGAAAGCACAACCTATATTGGACGGTTATGGTTAGAATCCATACAAGAAGAACTCAC